GCCGTCCGGCGCTCCTGTTCTGCCTGGGCATTCCGTTCCGCTTCCAGCTGCTTCCGTGCGCTCTCCAGCGAGGCCCGACCACTGTCCAGTGATCCGTCCTGAGAAGCTGCCTGCAGATCGGTTCCCTCATACTGCGGGAACGCAACCGCGCTCACTTCTACGACCTTAGTGATCGATTCGATCGTTCTCTTCGGCATGTCAGTGTCGAGGTCGTCCCAGCTATCTTTATCGACGTAAAACGCGAACGACATTCCGGAAATATCGCCACGCTTCACGGCGGAATAAAGCTCTTTTGCCCGTGGATTGTTCTGAATATCCAGGTCCACGCGGATCTCCATGCCCCGTTCCGTTACGGTCATCTGCATGGTACTGTTTTCGTTGTTATTCCGGCTCCTGGCGAGCGGAACAGAGCTATAATCATGGCCAACCAGGAACTTCACGTCCCGGAGGTCGGTCTGATTCAGAGCGCCGGGTGCGATCTGCTCCATGCACCACCCTCTGTCAGTCCACTGACCGAACACGATCGGCGTGCCGGTGATGCGTCCGGCTCTGTTTTCGTTTTCAATCTCTTCTGCCCGGATCTCAAATTCCAGGGCTCTGACTTCACGTTCCATCTTTACCCTTCTTTCGTGTAAGCTTCTTCGCCGGCTTAGGTGCCGGTTCGAGTATCGGCGTGGGCTTCTCCCATGCGCCGTTCTTCAGCGTGTACACGTCGCCTGTATCCGTTTCCGTGAATGTGGATCCGTCCCAATATCGGTCGGCCGGCTTCTCGTCTTTGCTCGTGCCTTCCAAATGCCCGACAATGACCGTGTATCCGCCGGTAATCACTTCACGGTTCTCACTCAGTACTTTCATCTGATCCTCCTGCATTATCGCCAGATGCTCCCTCTTCTGCTGTGGCTTCCTTACCCTTATCCATCAGGTAATACTCACCGCGTACCGGGCAGTGCTGACCAGTTCCATCTGGGAGCGGTGCATATCCGAACAGGTCCCTGATTTCGTCGATCATGAGCACGCCTCTGTCACCCAGTTCTCTGGCCATGGAGATCTTGTTAGCCGTCGCCATGTACTCAAGCCGGTTTGCGGTAAACTGGATCACGTTTCCACCGTTTAACTCGCGCTGGGTAAACACGATCCTACTGTGAGCTTCGGACATCTTGACCGCGAACGGCAGGATACTGCCACTGAAAAAAGCATCCAGTTCGTCGCCGGTTGCCTCATTTCGCATGACCTTTTCGCTGACTCCGAAATAGTTCTGAACATTGCCCAGAATGAGTTTCTGCTGTTCGGGATCGACTTTGTATCCTTCCTGCCGGATCTGCTGGATGTTCGTGAACTGGTTACCGAACAGAAGCAGACCGCCGGATCCGTCCTGAAAATTGTTTTTGTCGAATCGCATCCGCTCTTTGCGGACATCCTCGTCGAATGCCTTGTTCGCCAGCTGAGCCATGAATCGGAATGTCGCGGAGTTTTTAACCCCTTCCTGGATGCCCTGGTTGACCATGTTGACCAGTTCCATGGTCGGTCTGAGCGCGGCATTGGATTCGCCGAAGAAGTCGTCCTTCAGCTGATGACGGACAACCAATCCGACGCGGACCAGCGGAACGGACTTTTTCTGACCTCCGATGAACGTGAACTTCAGCCACGGCTCATCTTTTCCGACAATCTCACACTCGCTCGGAACTGCCGGATAGAAACCAATCGTTTCACCGTACTCATCCAGGATCGGAACAATGAACAGATTGTTCTGCACCAGATAGATATTGATACATCGTTCAATGTACGCCGACCATGTCATCCACTGGTTTGGTGCGCTCCGTGTGGCCGTCCATAGTTTCGGCCGTGCCGATCCTTTGATGCCATACTCCAGTTTCAGCGCCTGTCTGGCTGTCGCATCCACGGCCGCCCGGACCAGCTCGCTTTCGTAGATCTGGCCGCCCCAGCTGCGAAATGCGGGCTGATAGGCTGTCAGGGTCTGATAGCGGACGTCCTGCCCGTCAGCAGGATTGCGCCACCTGCCAAAAATCGCCTGCAGCAGTCCCATCAAAATCACCTCTTGTTGCTGAGTTGACCAGCATATTCCTCGTAATAGTTATGACGCATACAGATTGCGTCAGAGAGTGCAGCCATGCCGTCAATGTGCGCTTTCGCGTTCATCTTGATCAGCCGGCGTCTGTTCGTGCCTTCCTCAAACTTCAGTGCGGCATCCAGCATGTGCACCTTCATAAGGTCGTTATCAGACATGCACCTGAGCCGGCCGTCCTTGATCATGCCTTCCATGTCGATCAGCACGCCGGTCAGGTTGGATCCCTGACTTACTGACTCCATCTGGTATCCGTCTGCCTCCATGTCCTGCACAAGGTAGGCGGCACTGTATCGGTCGTATCCGACTTTAAGCGGAAGGATTTCGTATTCCTTCTCGAGTCGGTTAAACCAGTTTTGCACCTCGTGATAGTCCACCGTGTTCTCACCGCAGACCGTCAGCAGACCACGCTGTTGATAGATTCTGTACGGCAGACCATCTCGCGCTGTAGCCTCTTCAACCTTGTTTGCCGGCATGAAGAACTGGGTTTCAAACCACGTTATGCCGTCCTGCTCGATGCAGATAACAGCGGCAGTGAGGTCAACAGCAAGTGAGAGGTCGATACCGCCGAGTGCGTATGTATGCCGGAATGACTCAATCGGCCGCTGTTCCTGGAAACACTTGCCGACATCCTGAGACGACAGCCATGCCATGGAACTGTTCTGCTTGATACAGGCGAACTTGGTCATAAACTCCGCTTTGTTCGCCAGTGACTCTTCGGCCTTCGAGATCTCTTCGAGAATGTAGTCTACCGAAACGGACACACCCAGGTTCGGGATGCTCTTCTGCAGTTCTGTCAGGTCGGCCCACTTGGTGACATCGTCGATCTGGTACAAAAAAGGCAGCAGTCGTTTTTCTCGGCTGTTGCCCATAAGGAATGCGGTGGCACGCTTGAACAGTTCGTCATAGATTCCGTCGTTGACATAGTTTGCAGTCGTAATCGACAGGATCAGCGGCTGTTCCCTGGCACCCAGGGCGGATGTCATGACAGAATACTGTTTGATGCCCTGGTCTCCGATCCAAGCAGCGACCTCATCACAGACGGTCAGATGCGGGTTGAAACCATCTGATTTTCGCTCGGAAAACGGGACCTTCTTAATCGATGTGTTCGTGCTCTCGATGTAGATGTCCATCTTCCGCTTCTTCGTGATCTTCATTAGGTCCGGCTCATGACTTACGGACTGCCAGAAGTCATTGAACACGATATCAGCCTGGTCGAGTTTTGGTGCCAGGAAATACACATCTGCACCCAGCTCGCCGTCTGCATAGGCCATATACTCAGCGACGCCGGACGCGAGCAAACTTTTCCCGCACTTCCTGCCCATGACGATAAAAATCTCACGATACACCCTGACACCGTTCTCATCCACGAGACCGAAGATGCAGCTGATCAACGCCTTCTGCCATAGCTCCATCTTTACCAGCTGAGGCGCTAACTTGCCCTTGCTGTGATGGCAGAACGACTCAAAAAACCTGACGGCACGGTTTGCTTTCTTCTGGTCGAAGTAATACGCCTTGCTTTCCAAGTCGCTCACGATTCGCTCATACAGGATGCGGATCCACTTACCCACGGTGATGGATCCGTCGCAAATCTTCTGGTAATAGGTCAGGATCCAGTTCTGATTATTCATTCAGAAACTCACCCAACTTGTCACCGGCAGGAGCAGCCGTTCCCAGCTTCAGGATGATGTCCAGCATCACACCGAGCGTCTTGTTCGCTGTGTCGTTATACTTCGGCAGCTGAGACACAAGCGGATTGGCATCAATGTTCGTGTCGCCCTTCACATTGATTTTTTCAATCATCATGCCGCGCTCATTCAAGTCATCATGGATCTTCTGAATCATTTCCATCTGCCCTGTGTACCGGCGCGAAGCAGAAACGAACAGAACATTATCCGCAACGCCGTACTGCTCTGCAAGTTTCATGATATCGTCGAAAGTCACTTTTTGTTTGGCCATCTCCGCGCCTCCCTTCCTAAAAATCCGAAAGTTTTGATAACAGAGCAAAAAAAGTGAG